TAATACTTGTGTTGAAGAACTAAAAGATGATTGTCCAATTAACTTGATATTACCCCTAACATCCTTAGCAATTGCATACCTTCTAGGGGCTATTTTAGGAGAGTTGGGATCTTGTATTATCTCCAGGGTATACCCTTTGTATAGGTATTCTGGGTTAGGTGTTCCTTCTGAGCCGGTATTACCCTGTGGTTGTGCTGTTTCAAGTAATGCTGCTGAATCTGGACTATTTGATGAGCATTGTGCTACTTTTATATCGATAGATTGAAGTCTTTCTTTCAAAGTGTTTATAGGAACAGATACAGATGTTACTATAGAACTAACAGCTTTTACGTCAGCTTCTAGTACATCTATAATTGTTGTTAATAAGTTTATTGCTTTACTAAATCTATTTAATACACTCATAGGTACCCCTACTCCTCCAGTCATTGGTGGTATAATAGCAGTAGGTATAGGAATGCTTGTTATTACCTGTACTGCTGCTTTCCCTGCTGATATAGCAGGCTGTAAAGAGTTCACGATTGGTTTTATTGCATCTACTCTTTTCTGAAAGGCATTTATTGTATTTAGTAAGTTATTTCTAGTTGACATAATCCTTTTCATACGTTCTTGATTAGGGCATCCGTTTGCAAACTCCTTAAGAAGTTCTAATACCTTTTTCTGAATGGTAGATCGTAATTTTCCTTGAAGAGGTCCTATTTGGCTTGAAACTATTTTACTTATTTGAGATTTTATTGCCATTATTCAATAAATATTTTAGTAGATTTCATTTGACTTACTAATCTTCGTAGTACATCACAAGTATCTGTAACACAATACCCTTCCGTATTTAGTGATGCAATTGGACCTCCTGTCTGTGCTTCTGCTGTCTTCATTGCTTGTCCTATATTTTGAAGTGTATCTAACATAATACTAAGGAAATTATCTAATTGATTACCTAATACAGCAGGTTCTCTTACTCCTTTTGGGGAAGTTCTTGCTTTTGTACCTAGATATATTTCTTTTGCATCTAAACAAAGATACTCTGTTCCGTCTAAGTTTACTGTATTTGCATTTAACCCTACAGAATCTTTAGCAGAAATTAAAACACTCTCTTCTTTTGCATTAATAAAAACTCTTCCAGCATTTAACAATACTTGGTTACCTTTGTATTGCTCTGGTGTTTTAGGCGGTGTATTGTAAGAATCTCTCTTAGTATTTACCGGTATTAACGGTACTTTGTGGTTTGATACGAAATAGAGAGAATTAGCATCTTTGTTAATATCCTCTACTATGTAATCTACCCCGCTAGTAGTTTTTATTTGACCATTACTTATTAATAGGTATGGTAGTCCGTTATTTAATTTATCTACTAATGTATTTAGTGGTGCAGTACTACCTCCTATCCTAATGGACTGCCCTTGCCTTCCTTCTATTAAAATATCCCCTGGGAAGGGGTATAGTGGGTTTATATCATTTAGCTCTTGAAATCCTAATCCTAAGTATTTGCTTTTATTATACCCGGGATCTGGTAATGCATTATGATTAGGGGAACCCCAAAGATTTACTATATCTTTATAGTAGACTGCTTTATCGGATACATTAGATTGAATATCAGAAGTAGGTGTTTCATATAGAGAAACTATTTCATTTACTACTGGTAGTTGTTTAATTCCTAGAGAGAAGGGTAGGGCAGGTTTTGGTTCCCCTCTGCTATCTCCTTTAAAGTCTAATGGTATATACTTTATAGTTCCTATAGGTAGTTCATTTCCTGAAGCGTCTAGGAAAGGTCTAGATTCATCTAACTTTACATCAACCACTTTCCCGTACTGTACACTATTTCCCGAAGAAGCTGCTGTACCTGTACTCCCTGCAATTGATGCTACCTGACTACTTAATCCATAGTTTGATCCTAGCATTACTTTTCGTCTTTTTTATCTAACTGTTTTCCTAGTTCTTCACTCTGTTCCATCAGCTTTGCAAGTTCTTCTGGATTAAAAAAGTCTGCTTCAGATGTTTTTCCTCCTCCTTCTAGTCTTTGAACAAGAGCTACCATTTTAATAAGATGCTCATCATTCTTTACTCCAACCTCTAAATACTCTTTTATCATAGGAACAACTAAAGTAGCATCTCCTATGTTCTCAACAAGTGGTTTTAACTCTCCTATAAGAGCGTTAATCTGTTTTTCTTTATTCTTAGAATTGTCGTAGATTTCTTTTAAAACATCAGAAACTGTTTTTTTTCCAAATATTGTTGTCTCTAATCCCATAGTCTATTTATTATATAAATATCTGAAGATATGTTATTGTATAGTAAAGCCTGCGTCTTGGTAGGATCTGTATATTTTATAAAACTCTTCTTTAAGTTTGGAGATTACTTTGGTAAGTGTAGGTGTTTCGCAGTCAGTCATCTCTCTTATGTATATGTACAGAGCTTTCTTTCTAAAGATTTCTAAATCATGTCTAGTTTTAAATAAGGTAAGAATAGCGTCTGCTACTTTTTGATCTTGTTCTTTTGGGAAAAGTTCTTCTATGTTTTCGTAACTATTTTCTACGAAAAGGTTTACAATTATCGCTAGAGTTACTTTTCTTTCTGAATTTGGAACTCCCTCTACTTCATAAGAATCTTCCATTTCATCAAAAGATCCTACTTGTTTCAGTTTTTTATAATTACGATTATTGTAATTTATAAGCCATCTCTTAACTATTGTTTGAAAGTATGAAAATGCTTTAGCACCGTTAGTAGCATCAAACCTGTGAAGTTTCTCCTCAACAAGCATACTAACTACATCTAGCTTTAAATCCTCGATACTATCTACATCTAGGTAGTAGAACTTAAAAGTATGTATAATATTCTCTGCTAGCTTATAAAGAGGGTGGTATATTTCTTTTTTAAATACCGTATCACGGTAAATAGGGTCAGAGGATGCGTTATATCTTACGATTGCATCCTCTGTCTCTTGTGTAAAATAGTAATTATCTTTATTTTGTGGCTTTGCCATAGTCTTCTGGGAGACGGTAGGCATTTATAGTTTCCTGTATTTCTTTCATAAAATTGAAGAAGACTCCAACTTCATCATCTGACCTAAATGCACCTTTCTCATCTAATTGTTCAACATAAATTTTTGATTCACTAATAAGATACGAAACATTTCTAAGGTAACCTACTTGGTATTCCAAGATCTCTTCTTGCTTAATTACTTTACGGTTTAAATTGTACACTATATACCCTAACCCTAAAATTACTATCGCTAATATTACTAATAAGATCTCCATTTTTTAAATATTTTTTACTAAATTCATTAATCCTTCTGAAGCATTAACTGTTTTCCCTGTACTCGATTTAGTTTTCTCTGCTTTATTTTCTGTAGAACCTCCTGAGGATTTCCAATTATCGTACTCTATTTTAGAGGCTAGGAAATCTGCATTATGGAGAATATATACTAAATTAGTTTTAAATTTAGCATCAGGACTAAAAGACATATAGTAAGGTTTATTTACATCATCATATAATCCATCATGTAATTTAATAGCTAAGAACTCTCTCTCAGTTAAAGGTATCCCGTATTGTTGTAGGGTAAAAAGAGATCGATCTTGGATAAGCATGAAAGTTAAATCCTTATTAGGGGTATACATTTCATTTAATTTATCCTGTCTCCATTTGTCTGTTTGTTGGATATAATTAGGTTTTCCTTTAGATCCTATTTTACCTAAATCATGATTGAGAGCAGCAAAAACTAACTCTTCATCGGTAAAATCTATAGAAGTACCCATTTCCTGCCATAACTGTTTCGTCTTTAAAGCACAATGAACAACACGATTAACATGGTCGATATATCCTCCCGGGAAAGCATTATGGTAAAAAGTCTTTCCGGAAGCAGGAGCCATAATCATTTCATCGGACAGGTCAAAGTAAAGAGCTTTTAACTTCTCTTTACGATCTCCTGTTATAAAAGTATCTACAATTTTAAGATGCTTTTCCCAATTCTTTTCAATCTGTTCTGCCGAAAGGTTCATTAGTCTTGAGATTCTGTATTTAGTAGAGTTCTAAGATCTCCTATCTTTTCCAATAACACCTCTACTAAGTTATACGCTACTTCTAACTCTCTCCTATGGATATTATATCCAATATTCTTTACCTCTGCTTCAAAACGCTCTAACTTTTGTTCAATTAAATCTTTGTTTCTCATTTTTTTTATTTTTATTAATTACTATTTTTTTAAGTTTTTATTCCTGTTTAGTCCGGGATAAGTTCTTATAGAGGTAAGTTATGAACTTTTTTTTTGGGAAACAACTCTTAAGGTTCAAATACTACTTTCAACTCTTTAGTTATAGTTTTTTTATTCTCTCCTAAGGTAACCTCTATATAAATTGTAGCAGACCTCCCTATAAAATCTTGGAAAAACACCATAGACTGCTGGGGTTTATATGTATATTTACTGTATGTTGCAAAATATGTCTTATATGCTGGGTGATTTACATTTACATTAGGATTTCTTTGAATTGTATAACCTGTTAGGTTCATTATACTTGTCTGTCCTATAAGCTGTGGGAATGTATAAGTCTGAGTTCCTATAGCAATAGGGGTGTTCATTTGATTGCTTGACCACAGTCCTAAGTAGGAATAAACAGGGTAAGTCCATATTACGTTTCCTGGGGTATAAAAGAAATTAGAATCAAAACCCACGCTTATTAGGGGAACTCCATTAATCACGTAGTGAGGATCCAATTCATTTACATCACCTTTTACAGTAAAATAATTTAATCCAGCATGTTTAATATGCCAAACACCTTGAGCATCTTGATAAGTTCCAGGATGACCTAGAGTATCAACTCGGAATTCAGCCCCGCAATTACCATTTAAACAAACATTAGGTTCAATTTCAGGAGTTGAACAACTAAATACAAATAAAGAAAGTAGTAATAAGAATAAATTTTTCAACTGTTTCATAATATATCTTTTTGATTGTACCTAAATATATGAAGAAAAAAGGAGGGGAGCAACTAAAATAACAATTATTTTCGAAGAATCGCCGCGCAATTATTTTTATATATCCTTAATAAATTATACATTCTCCTACAGTAAACAATGCCCCTACCTCCCGAATCTTATCAAAAGCCTCAAAAGGAGTAACCTTGAAAAACTCTCTAGAACCTCCTCTATCGGAAGTAATCCTAACGGAAGAAAAATGCTTATGAACGGCCTTCTCCACTTTCAAGGCAGAACCTTTCTTGAGAGGTAAAGCAAATTTTGGAACCCATTCCTCAACCGTGGCTGTAGCGTTTATCGCCGTAACTCTCCTAGGAACGTCATGAATGGTCATTCCTATCTTAACCAAGGAGGTATAAGCAGGATTCACAAGAACGTAAACATACTCGATATCATCGGTAGACCTCTCCTGTATCTTTTTATTCTCTATACCATGTAAATATCTCCAGGAAAAAGTATTTGTATCCTCATCCACTTGTCCTTCAGGTACCTCTATAAGATACCGTGCCGAAAGAAAGTCAAGGAGTTTACCTGGAGATATATGTCTGTGTTTGGATTGTAGTGTTATAAATGCTTCTTTCCACTTTCTGCCGCTTTCTCCAAAAGGGGTGACAGACTCTGGTGAAGAATCAACAATTGTAATCTCTCCTATTAATTCAAGAGACATAGCCTCTGTCATACTAATTTTATCTCTATACATAACTTACTCTTTTTGTCCGAAAATGAATGCAAAAAACAGAAGTACAAGAACTGCAGGCCAACACATCACACATCCCCATATCTCAAGTAAAGTAAACCGGGTGGTAGCTCTTGTGTAGTGAATTGCTATATCAAGCAAGGCTGCTATAAGTACCCCTATTACTAAATACGGTACCGAAAAAACTGTAGATATAATATTCTCTATCATAAATTCTTAGATAAAAATTCAACAAACATTTTAATTAAGAGAACCCATAACCAAGGCCAGAAGAATATCGTAAGTAAAACCTCTTTAGGAGTAGTTCGGGTGCAATTCTCACATCTCTCAACAGAGAGAATAAGAGGAATAGATAACGTAGCTCCGATGAACACATACTCCAATACGTAGTGAATAATAATTGATAACATAACTCTTATTTTTAATTGATTTATATACCTAAATATAAGAATAAAGATTGTATCTGGCAACTATTTCTTAAAGAAAAGCTGGTAAAACTTAAAAATAATTGCACATTTCTCGTACATCTCCAATTCCT